GAGACAAGCAATATGTTGCAATTAGATGTTGACTCTATAGGTTTTCCTAGTCTAAATGTAACACAGGCACTAGATGTAAGAAACGGAGTTGGAGCAACATTAAAAGATGAGGATTTTTTCCAGGATAATAAAATGAGAGTTGTAGAACTTTCTCTATCAGGAACACTACATGATGATACAGGACATAGATTATTATTAGCAAATATTTGTGGAGCCGCACAGGCAGATGATACAAATCAAACTATTGCTCATAATCATAAAATAGTATCTCATAATTATGGAGCTTCAGTAACAAACAATGCATCTTCTTTGACTATTGCATTACGACCATCAGCTATGACTAATGCAACAACATTAGAAATGTCAGGTATGGTTGTGACTAACTTTACAATATCATCAGATATGGGAACAGAAGGTGGAAGATATAAGTTTTCTGCTACGTTACAATCAGGCTATCTTCCAGATTTAGACGATGCAACACTTGCAGGAGCATCAGGTTATGTTAATACTGATACAGCTATTCTGTCTGCATCAAGTGGTCATAAGGTACTTAATACTGATGTAGTTATGAACTCTTTTTCTTGTACAATAGATTATCCTGCAGTTTTTAGTGGAGCTACATCAACAGGATTTGAGACTGTAAGCAGAGGAGCAGAATGCTCTGTAACTGTAGACACCTCAGTTAAATATGATGACAATACCAAGGGGTTTGTAAATAGCTTTGATACTCAAACAGCTGCAAATAATGGGAATACCTTTGTTGTTGTTAATAATGGAAAATTTGGCTTAGAGGTAAGTGATGGAGTTTTAACTAATGTGGCTTATAGTGAGGGTGATATAATGATGCTTGATTGCTCAATAAAAGCAGTTAGTGATGGTTCTAGCGATTTACTTACAGTTGATTTAAGTAATTAATAACTAACTAGGAGTATAGAATGAAAAAAACCGTAGAATTATCTTCCAAAAGGAAGGTTGATATAAAAGATATGGATATTGATGATATTGACTTTTGTCAGGATGTAGCAATAATGAAATATAATGGTAATGAAATGTCTCATATTGAGAATCTATCTAAAAGTCGTACTGCATGGTTAAGACGAGGCATTGTAGGTGGGGATTTTAAAAACTTTAGTACTAATGAAGATGGATATATTTCTGACAAGGTAATAAAACAGCTAAATGAGACTGAAAAAAATGAATTAGTTAAATTAATTCAGGAATACCAAAGTCTGGGGGAATAGAATCCCTCATGCTTTCACTAAACGTTCTTATAGACGATTGGTGTGAGGGTTGTGATAAGCATAGTTATCCCTATAAGTCTCAAGTTCCTATATCTGGATTAAAATCTAGAGTTTTTAAATCTGATCAAGATGTTTTTGATGTGATTAAACTCTTAATAAAAGAAACCAAGGAGATTAATTTGGCTATGGGTAAAAACTTTGATATTTCATCTTCAATATATAAGCAATTACCTCATTTTGCTTGTATAAATATTGCTTTAAATTCAAAATTTCAAAAAGATATTTCTAAATATTTATATTGTCAAAAGTTCAATATTCCTGCTTATAAGGGAACTTATGGAGATCAGCCTTATAAATGGATTCAAAAATGTAATATAATAGAATCTTCTATAAATAAGAGAAATGATATGTTGAGAAAAAAAGCAGAATTGGAGGTAAAGAATGGCTGATGAATTTAAAAAAACGAGCCAAGAAGTAGCTTCTGAGATTATAAGAGAATTAAATAAAAAGAAAAAAGCTCGGAAAGAAGTTACAGCTGCTACTGATAAAGATACTGTTTCTACTAAAAAAAATACTGATGCTAAAGAGAAGCAAGTAAATGCTATAAAAGAATTAAATGTAACCTTAGGAGATCAGGCACAGTCACTTTTAAATTTAGCAATACTTGAAAAGCAAGATGCAAAAAAAGCTCGTCAAGAATACCTTGAACAAACTAGGATTCTTCATCAAACTCAACAGGATTTAATTGCTCAACAAAAAAGAGAAAAAATTGAACTAGCAAAGACAACACAAGCTAGAAAAACTAATAAGCAAGAAATTATAGACCAAGAAAAAGTTAGGAAGCAAGAACTTGCCGAACTTAAAAAAGCAATTATAAACAGAAAAAGACAAGCAAGTGTATTAGAAAGAATACTGCTTCTTAATAAAAAACTTGCTGACAGTCAAATACTTGGAGTAAGAAATCAAAGAAATTTAAACTTTTCATTATCAAGATTTCGTTCACAACTTTTAATTGCATCATTTGGTATTGCAACCTTACAAAAACTTACAAATACTCTTGTTGGTGAATATGCAGATTATGAAGCAGCACAAAATAGAGTTAACTCTACATTAAAATCTACAGGTTTTGCATCCTTGCAAACTGTTAAATCATTATCTAATCTATCAAGTGAAATTCAAAAAACAACAGGTGTAAGTGATACTTTAATTCTTAATTCTTCTGCACTACTTGCTACTTTTACTCAAATCTCTGGTGAAACTTTTCCTGAAGCACAAAAAGCAATAGTTGATATGACTGCTGCTATGAATGCAGGAAACATAACACAAGAAGGTTTAAAATCTTCAACTATTCAACTTGGTAAGGCTTTAAATAATCCTATTAAAGGATTAACTGCTCTTAGTCGTGTTGGTGTTAGGTTTACATCACAACAAAAAGAACAAATAAAAACTCTTGTTAACTCTGGAAAAGTTACTGAGGCACAAGCAGTTATATTAGCAGAATTAAATAAAGAATTTGGTGGAAGTGCATCTGCTGATACATATGAAAAATCTTTAAGATCATTTGAATCTGCTGTAGGCGATTTGCAAAAAGAAATAGGTGTTGCATTATTGCCAACTATAAAAAGAATAGTTGATAGTTTAGCAGAATTTATTTCAAAGGCTGATCCTGCCACAATGGCTAGATATGCCACATCTATAGGTATTGTAGCAAGTAATTTTATGGCTCTAAGAAAAGCAGTACTTTTAGTAAATTCCGCAATGTTACAAGGAGTATCTGCAACTGTAGCACTAAGGACAGCGTTATTTTCAATGACCAAGGGAGGAATCGTTGGTTTAGCATTAGTAGGATTAACATTTCTGTCTGAAAAAGTATTAGAATTATTTGGTGTATTTGATAATTTAGGTGGAGGTGTTCAGAGAGCTACTAATAGATTTATAGATTTAAATAATGCTGTGGTAACGATGTTTCCTGGATTAGGAAGCCTTCCTATGCATATTTCAGCATCAGAAGAGGGTCTTGACAAGCTAGATAAAGTTACAGGAAGTAATGTAAGCTCATTACGTGATCTTGAATCTCAATTAGAAAATTTAAATAATGAATATGATGATTTTCTTAAATTTGGTGGTGCTGGTGGTGGTGACTCTGAAGCAATATATGAACAACAAATTCAAAATATTTTAAATTTAATAGCTGCACATGAAGAAGAACTCTTAACGATAGAAATACTTCGTGGCAAGATATTAGAATATTTAGATGCTAGAGATAAAGGAAATGAACAAACAACATCTGAAGAAATAGACAAGTTAACTAAAAAATATCAAGATCAGGTAACTGTATTAAAACAAGTAAATGAAGTAAATAGAGAATTAACAAAAATTGCTTTAGAACAAGGTCTAGGAAAAGACACTTTAATAAATGCATTAGAAGATGAAGAATCAGACTATCATGATTTAGCAACAGCAATAAAAGAATCAATTGAATTAAAAAGACAAGAAGCTAATGAAAATAAATTTCTAGCAGAGTCTATGTCATTCTTAACAGGAATGCTTTCTTCTGAATCTCAAATTCAGCAAGAAATAATGAGACAGGATATTGAAAATGTTAGAAATACATCTAAGTTTAAACTTGCTCAAAAACGTGGTGATGAAGAAGCAATGTTAAAGATGGAAAAAGATGCTGCTAAAAAAAGTTTTGCTTCAAGAAAAGCAACATTTATTGCTGGAAAAGCATTGGCTGCAGCAGATGTAGTTATAAAATATCAACAGGCAATAGCAAAAGGTTTTGCAGATGGCGGAGCTGTATTTGGTATTCCACTTGCTCTTGCTATGAAGGCACAAATGGCTATGTCTTTGGCACTTATTGCAAAACAAGCATTTACAGAGATGCCTAAATTTGCAAAAGGTGGAGACTTTGTTACTAGCGGTCCTCAAATGATTATGGTTGGAGATAATCCTGGAGGTAGAGAACGTGTTCAAGTTACACCTCTTTCATCTCCAAATATTGCTGGTCCACAAGGTGCTTCAGTAACAGTAAACGTTTCAGGAAATGTTTTATCTCAAGATTTTGTAGAAGGAGAATTAGCAGAACAGATTAAAGATGCTATAAGAAGAGGAACAGATTTTGGAATCAATTAAACAACTATTTCAAGTATTTACAAATAAAGAATTATTTATTGAATGGTTACTTGCTGTTAATATTTCTATTGGTAGAAAATTAGTAAATAAAAAAACACAATTAGAGGCAAATAGATATGTTCAAAATAATAGAGATATTGATTTAAGAGTAGCACCAGAGTCAGTAAAATCTAATATATTATATGATGCAGATGTATTACAAGCTAGATGGGAAACTTGTATTGGCTGTGAATTTTTTACAGAAGATGAGAGATGTTCTGATTGTGGATGTTGGATGAAGCCAAAACACAAATTAAAACACGCTTTTTGTACTAAAGGCAAGTGGGGAAAATATATAAACGAGGAGAATAATGGCATTACAGTTACCGCTTAATTTTCAAAATGATATAAAGGGTAATGCAACAAATATTGTTCCACTTGTTCATATTGGAAACCAAAATGATTTTAATGATGAGAGCGATATTGGGATTAGATTAAGTACTGCACCACTTACTTATTATAATTCTCCCAAAACAATAACTTTCCATGCTTTACCATTATTATTAAATATTCCATCAATTAAAGAATCTGTTGATTTAAAAAATAGAAAATATAAAATAAATTCTGTTAGATTAGATATTTCAAATTATAGCTATAATGGAATAAAATTTTCTGATATTATTCCTGAGAATATAATTAATATGGAGTGTAGAATTTATTTAACTAGTCCAACTACTCATAGAGCATATTGGGAAGGTGGATCAGACAAGCAAGATACTGATTTTGCACAAATATATAATGGAATAATTAAAAATCATACAATTAGTGAAAGTAAAATATCTATTACATTAGAAGATAGGACAGAATTAGCACTTCATCAAGATTTACCTGTGCAAAATGATACCAATTGGCTTCCTAATGATTCTACTATTCCTGAAAAATATAGAGGCAAACCTAAACCTATTGCTTATGGTAGAGTAGATAAGAGTCCTTGTGTTATTGGAAATAATGGAAAAATAATAATAGATACAAAAAATATACAAAGATTAGTATCTAATACAAATCCTATATTTAGTAAATCTTATAATTCTTTATGTATAGGAGATAATGGAAAATTTATTACAGTAGTTCCTACATTTGAAGAAGACCTTGGCAGTACTGTTTCTGTAGAAGTTCAAGGAGAGGAAAATATAATAATATTAGACAAAATAGGTCAAAATCAATGGACTCATAGTCAAGATTCAAGTAATAATATTGCAGACCCTTATATACAACTAGCTACAAATAATTTATCAATTTCTAATAATGTATTACAATGTAGAGTTTTTCATAAACCTTCATCTGTAGAACTTGTAAAGAGGACAGGAGAAGATGAATTTAGTGAGGTAAACATATTAACTGAAGATGATTTGTTAACATTATCAAATAATGATTATTCAGATAATGTAGAACTAGATACAGCACTAACATTATTTAACACAGGATCAGTAACATCAGGTGATGTTTATAGAAAAATCTTTTACAGAATGAATATTTCTACTTCTATTAGTGTATCAGATTCTATAGAGTCTAGAACAAGAAATGTAGCAATAAATAGTATTTTATTACCAAAATGTTCTGTAGAGGAAGGTGCGGCAGTTGATATGCATAGAATATATGCTTATCCAATGGATGCTAGGAGTTACAATGAATCATTAGTAATTGGAACAACAGGAAATTTAACACATAGTTTATATAATGAAGCAGATTCTGGTGCTGTAAAATTTGATTTAAGAGAATTATTTGGATTTCCTGATTTTGATGGAAATGGGGTAAGTGGGAATATATATAATTATGATGATGGTGGCTCATCAAAATTTATAGATATTTACTTTGAAACTAATAATCAAGAAGATTTTGTTTCCTTGCCAATGTCTAGTAGTGGTGGTAGAATGATACCTGCTATATTTTTTTATGACTTATGTGGAATTAATGATTTCCTTGTAAATGAAGGTTTATATAGAATAGATTTTAGAGTACACTCGCAAACATCAGATGATGATATTGATGGGAGTACTGATTTTTTAATGGCTTCAGGTCTAGGCAGTTGTCAACAAAATTATTCAGGCAAATTACATGAATTTGATGTAGAAACTCTTGTTGATGTAGAAAATATATATAATAAATCATATTATGCTAATATATATGGCAGAATAGATAATGATAATAACGTTATACAATCTCCTAAAGCTATAGTTATAGATATATTAAGAGACTTAACAGGTAATGAAACTTTTACTCCATCAGGTGTTAATACTTATAGTACAAATTATTCAGGATTTTTTAATGCATTTACAGTTGACAAAAAAATAGAAAGTAAAAAATTAATAGAAAATGTATTATCTACTAGTCCTTTTATAGGTCGTTTTTCTAGCAATGGAGAATTTAAATTTTATGAAATACCAAGTAGTGGCTATAAAGGAGAGCAAGGCACTACGATAGATAAACTTATAGACTCATCAGATGTTATAGATTTTAAATTTTCTAGAACAAAAGATATTTATACAAAAATCTTGTTAAAATATAAATTAAATTATAATTCAAATGATTTTGAAGAACAAGTAGAAGTTACAGCACAAGAATTATTTTCTGAATACAATAATAGTTATTATGGATTAAATAATGACCATAGTGAATCTACACTTGTTTTGGATGGTGAACATGGTAAATATATAAGAAATGAACTTGCTGCTAAAAATTTTGCATATTGGCTTTTATCTTTTAATGCAAATGCACATTTAAAAATAATAGTTGATCTACCATTACGATATATAGATTTAGAAGTTGGTGACATAATACAATTTAATAGTTTAATAAAACAAGATTTATTACCATATGGTATTAATTATAAATCTACAACAGGTTCAGTAAATGGACAGCCTATTTTTGCAACCTTTATAGTTACAAGTACAAATAAAAGTATTGATAAATTAACTATAGAGTGTATTCAAAATCATGCACTTATTACTACTCCATGTGATGGTACATTAGATTGCACAGGAACATATTGTGGTGATCCAGGTGATGGACAATTTGCTGAAATAGATGCCTGTGGTGTTTGTAATGGAAATTCAGTTAGTGGTGAAGATTGTTGTCCAGGCTCTTGTAGTGGTACTGTAGAAGGTTATGATAGCCTAAATTCTAGAGAATTATGTGTATCTTATGGAACTTGTTGGTACTTTACTTCAGATTGTGGTGGTACTAGCGGTCTTCCATGTCCACCTGACCTTCCCCCACCTTATGGAGGAATGACTAAGTATTATAAACCTGAGTCAGGAACAGCATCTCTAGATAACGTCGCTCATATGACAGAAGCTATGTGTACCAATATAGGGAATACAGAAAAATATTATGATGATCAGCCTGGTTTTACTAATTATAGTGGCGAAACTCTGCCAGGTAAATACAATTATGGTCATGGTAGTACATTTGTTCCTTTAACATGGAATGAAGGATATTTAGATTGTACTAATACTTGTAATGGTAATACTTTAGTTGATGATTGTGGAAATTGTGATGGTGATTGTTTTGAAAGCGATGGTTTTATTGGTTCAGATTGTAAAGAATGTGGCTGTACAGATATTCCTGAAGGTGATTGTGATTGCAATGGAAATACTCTAGATTGTGATGGTGTATGTGGTGGAACTAAAATAATAAACGAATGTGGCGATTGTGCTGAACCAACTGATGAATGCAATATAGATTGTAATGGTGATTTAGGTGGTGATGCAAGTACACAACTGTGCAGTATATGTCTACCAGAGGGAGGAGATGTAGACAAATGTTATTCAGAAATAGGTTTAAAGTTAGACAGGACTGCAGATGTAATGCCTATACTTATAATAAAAAAACTTAAAATAATTTTTAAACAAGGTTTTGATATAAGTAAAACAGGTATTAATTTTTCAGTTTCTAATGATGAATTATACACACAACCACCTAGTAATTTAAATTGGCAGACAGATGATACATATAATCCTGATGGAAGTGAGTTTTGGGGAGGATATGAAATAAATTTAGAAGATTTGATTCCAGGTCTTAAAATATATAAAGATGGGAATACGCTTATAACTTTAAATGAAGATGATAATGGAAGAGCGAGTATATTATTTGAATGTGAAGAGCCTATTGTAGTAGGGTTTTCAACTCAATTTGAAATGTTTATTAGAATAAGTAATACAGAGTTTGATGCATTAGACTACCCTGTAGAAGACATACAAATATGGCACAAGCAAAATGAAGATAATATAATTGAATTACATAATAGTAGTGAAATGATAGATTATACAATTATTAATGGAGATAGACCTGTAAGCTATTCAGATAATCCTAATACAACAGTTCCTTCACAAAAGTTATCAATTTTAATGCCTGATAGTTATTATCCTGATTCATCAATTCTACCTTATTCTAAAGGTGATTTAAATCAAGATGGACAATATAATGTTCTTGACGTAGTTCAATTGGCTAATTGTGTCTTAGCAGGTACTTGTGAATCTGACCTAATTAATCCTGCTTCAGGTGATATGAATGATGATGGACTATATAACGTATTAGATATTGTAACGTTAGCTAATTGCGTGTTAAATAATAATTGTGAGGCTATTGATTAAGTATGAAAAGTATATTAACTTATGGAAATGGTATTTGTGAGATAGAATCTAATGAAAAAATTGCAGGAGTAGAGATATTTTATAAAGGAAGGTTAAATATTATAGATAAAACTCCAACTAATTTTAATATTATAGCAAATGATAATAAAATTTTAATATTCAAGCTAGGTGATGGTGAGTTAAGTAGTTTATTTGAATATACAGGCGAATTTATAATAATAAAAGCTATAATTGCTAATGATCTTGCACAAAAAGTTCCTGTATTTATAAAAGAAGTATTTGATTATGCAGATATGATTACTACAAATGCAGAAGATATGACAATCAATAGTGAAAAACTAAAGTCAACATATACAAGTAGAAAAAAAGTTACAAAAACTACAATAAGTAGTAAAAATAAAAAAAAATTAGATTTAAAAAATATTAATGAGGTTAATTATGAGTAGGCAAAATTTAGGTAAACCAAGAATTTTTTTAAATGTAGCAGAATATTTAGCAGTTAATGGGGTTATTGATATAGGCTCTGTGTTTAGAACTTTACCTGTAGTTATGGAAACTGTCACAAGTGTTCCAACTATATCTGGAATTGATTTAACTAATCAATATATAGCAATTTTAGGTTATAATGGTGATGCAAAATTAACTGATGGA